CGGTACTGTGGACGTTCTAGGGTTTGAGTAATGACTTGGCTACCCGAATGGCGTGTAACTGTTGGCGATGATGTCTATACGACTGTAACGGCTGTATCTTTCTCGGCTGGTCGGCTGGACATTGACAAGCAATGCACAGCAGGTTATTGTCAAGTAGACATCATTAACACAGATGGCTCACCATTTACCATCGATGTCACAGACACCATTACCTTAGAGCTTAAGAATAGTGCTGGGACTTATGTAACTGTATATGGCGGCGAGGTTTCAGACTTCTCTGTTGGAGTGCGTAGCCCAGAGGAAACAGGCTTCATCACTTACGGCAGGATCTTAGGCGTAGGATACCTAGCCAAGCTCACTAAGTCTGTGTATAACACAGCCCTTGCAGAAGGTTTAGATGGCGCACAGATTGCAGCCATCGTAGACAATGTCCTCAACCTAACTTGGGCTGAGGTTACTCCCACACTTACATGGGACACATACCCAGCAACTACTACATGGGCAGATGCCGAGTCTTATATTGGAGACATCGACTCAGGCTTTTACACCATGATCAACCTAGCTGCATCGGCTACGGCTAAGAGCAACAGCCTTACAGATCAGATCGCTAACAGCGCGCTCGGTCAGATGCATGAAGAAAAGAATGGCTTGGTTTCCTATGATGATGCAGATCATCGCAGCAATTATCTAATAGCCAATGGCTTTACTAACCTCAATGCCGGTTATGCAAACCCTAATACTATTCGCTCAACGACTCAAACTAACCGCATCCGCAACAGTCTGATTTACAAATACGCGGCAGGATACGCTTCTACCTATAGCACATCTGACACGACCTCTGTGGCTACCTACGGGCTTTATGAGCGATCCTTTGAGTCAAACATTAAGACTCTTACTGACATTACTACAATCGGCTCTAGAGAGTTAAACCTGCGAAAGAATCCTAGAGGCTCTCTGGAAGCGATTACCTTCCGCCTAGACAATCCAGACTTGCCATCGGCAGATCTCGACACTCTTATCAACATCTTTTTCGGTCAGCCTGTCTTAATCACTAACCTGCCAAGCAACATGCTAGGCGGTCAGTTCGATGGCTTTGTGGAGAACATAGCCGTAAGAGCTACTCCATCATCTGTAGACATGACCCTCTACATCTCAGCTACAGACTTCTCACTCTCTACTACTCAATGGGAAACAGTATTGCCAGCCTCACTCATCTGGACTGGCGTAAATGCTACACTTACATGGACTAACGCGACTGGAGCACTAACCTAATGGCAACTACTACACCTAACTTCGGTTGGACTGTTCCGACCTCATCTGACTTAGTAAAAGATGGTGCAACTGCCATCGAGACACTAGGAGACTCTGTCGATGCATCTTTTGCTGGAATGGTGGTAAATGCTCAGACTGGCACTACCTACACAGCAGTCAAGGCAGATGGACTTAACGCTATTGTTACGATGGATAACGCCTCAGCTAATACTTTCCGCATTCCAACAGATGCGACTTATAACTTTCCAATCGGCACTACTCTTTTGGTCTATATGAAGGGCGCAGGCGTTACCACTATTAACGCTGTGACTTCTGGTACTACTACGATCAACAGCGCAGGTGCAACAGCAGCCGCTCCAGTCCTAGCTCGTTACAAATCGGCAGCTTGTATCAAGGTTGCTGCTAACTCTTGGATTGTGGTGGGTGCGATTGCATAATGCTTAATTCACTTATTGGAATTATTGCTTCAAGTGGTGGTGGTGTAACTGTTACAGGTGGCACACTTTATACTTCGGGCGGTTTTAATTATCGAGTGTTCACATCTTCTGGAACTTTAGGAGTTACGGGTGGCACATTAACAGCTGACATTTTGGTTATTGCAGGTGGCGGCGGTTCGCGTGATTTCCAAGGCGGTGGCGGCGGTGCTGGAGGTTTATTAGATTTTACTTCACAAGCATTAACAGCAGCAAATTATACGGTGACTATTGGTGCTGGTGGTGCTGTAAATTCCAATGGAGTAGATTCACAATTTGGTGCATTAACATTGGTTAAAGGTGGAGGTTGTGGAGGCGGCGTCCAAACTGGACCAACAAACTTCCCAGATGGTTCCAATGGCGGCTCTGGCGGTGGCGGAGGTGGAGGTGTCGCTCCAACTCAAAACGGCGGAACTGCAACATCGGGACAAGGTTCTAATGGCGGTGCTGGAAATAACTCATCTCCAAACTTTGGCGGCGGTGGCGGCGGTGGCAAAGGGGCTACTGGCGCAGCTGGAACATCTTCGGCTGGTGGTGCTGGTGGTATTGGCTCATCAAGTTTTTCATCTTGGGGTTCTGCCACAGGAATGGGACAAAACTCTGGTGGCACTTATTACTTTGCTGGAGGCGGTACAGCTGGAAGTTTTGCAGGTTCTTGGAGTACGGCAGGAGGACTTGGTGGTGGAGGTGCTGGTGGAACTAGCGCAGCAGCAGGAACAGCAAACACGGGTGGCGGCGGTGGCTGTGGAATCGGATCTTCAGGAGTTTTAGGTAAAGCTGGGGGTTCAGGAATTGTAATCGTGAGGTATGCCGCATGAGTCATTGGGCAGAAATCGATGAAAACTCTAAAGTAATTCGTGTACTTGTTGGCGATAACAATGATCCAGCAGGTGATGAAGGCTATCAATGGCTTATAGATAATCTTGGCGGCACATGGATCAAGACAAGCTATAACAGCACTATTCGTTATAACTATGCTGGCATTGGTTACACATACGATCCGATTGATGACGCTTTTATTGCTCCAATGCCTGAGTGTGGACATGATGAATTGTTATTGAATAACTTAAAGCGATGGGAATGTTCTAATGTCGAACATCAAGCCCAAGTTATCTAAAGCTGCTATCCAACTAAGAGAGCAGATCGATGACTCATTCCCAGATCGTGACAGGCTATCGGATGGCTGGATCGGTGATACCAGACACGCTGCTCGCAAGTCTGATCATAATCCAGATGAGCAAGGCTGGGTTCGTGCCATTGATGTCGACCGTGACCTGTTCAAGTCAAGCAAGCCAGACATCATGGGCGATCTTGCAGATCAGCTTCGTACCTTATCAAAGTCAAAAGCAGACAAACGTATTAGTTACATCATTTTCGATGGACGAATTTGCTCCAGCATCCTTAACTGGAAGTGGCGCAAGTACACAGGGGCTAACAAACACGTTAAGCACATGCATGTCTCGTTTAAGAAAACGGCTGACAATGATGGTGCTTTTTTTCAAGTATCTATGTTAGGTGGAGAATAATGAAGATCAAGCATCCTGTATATCTAGCAGCTGGAGCATTCCTAGCAGCGTGGGCATCATCAAACTTTGAAGCAGATTACCGCGCAATCCTATGGGCTGTGCTATCAGGTGTATTCGGATATGCGAGCCCTAAAAAGTGACACAGACAGATTTCTTTCAGCTCTATATCGCCACCATCGTAGCCCTTGGTGGTTTGTCAGGCTTTGTCATTACTCATTTACTGACAGAGATTAAGCGACTCCATGCGCGTGTCGATGAGATCTATAACATCCTTCTAGAGCGATAATTTTCTCATGGCAAGAAAAGCAACTAAGGCACTTGAGGAACAAGGTTACTCAAAGCTAGATGCTTACTGCATTGGGCTTTATGAATACTTCTGCTCTCTAAAGCGTGCAGGGTTTGCAGAGGATGTAGCGATGTTCATGATCACAGAGCCTCAAGCGTATCCACATTGGATCTTGCCAGATCCTATTGAGCCAGAGCGTTATGGCGATTACGAAGATGATGAGGATGACGATTAAGCAAATAGTCGTAGTCTCGGACTTACAAGTCCCTTACCATGACAGGGTTGCAACCCGTAACCTTGCAAGCTTCATCTCTAAGTTTAAGCCAGATCAAGTCGTGACTATTGGCGATGAGATCGATCTTCCACAAATTAGCAAGTGGGAAGAAGGGCGCATGGGCAGTTATGCTCAGACCCTAGATGATGACCGCAATGAGGCTGTGCAGCTTCTCTGGGACTTAGGCGTTACAGACTGCATCCGTAGCAATCACACAGATCGCCTCTATAACATCATTATGGCCAAAGTCCCTGCTTTCGGGGCATTACCAGAGTTGCGCTTTGAAAAGTTTATGAAGTTCGATGAGTTAGGTATTACGTTCCACAAAAACCCTATGCCTATTGCACCTAACTGGATTGCAGTACATGGAGATCACACACCCATCAAGCCACAAGGGGGCTTATCAGCCCTAGAAGCAGCCCGTAGGCATGGAAAGAATGTCATCTCAGGACATACTCACAGAGCAGGGCGTTCAGCCTTCTCAGAGGCCTCTGGAGGCCGTATAGGGCGTGTCCTACATGGTGTCGAGGTAGGCAATCTTATGGACTTTAAGCAAGCTGCATACACGAAGGGTGTAGCTAACTGGCAACAGGCGTTCGCCATTATCTATGTGAACAAGGCGAAAGTCCAGGTAGATCTAATTAACATTGAGAAGGACGGCACATTCATCGTGTCTGGAAAGTCCTACGGCAGACCTAGATAATCGTTATCGTTTCGTTACACAAATGTGCTTGATTAGTCGGACAGTTCTGTCACACTAATTCTGTAGCCAATCAAGGGCATTGGCACAGATAGGAAATACAATGAGCTTTGAGATGCCAATGATTATCTTGCTTCTACTAGCTAATGCTTTGTGGTACTTAGTTGGATGGGCTAAAGGTTTTAACGAAGGCAAGCGTGAAGGCTTGATTGTTGCTAAGTCATTTCAGCGAGTGACAACAGATGCGCGCTAATGAAATCCTACTCACAGCAACCGATACGATCCGTGAGCGTGGGCTATCATACGGCCACCCTGCGGATAACCTGCAACACACCGCAATGCTTCTCTCAGCATACCTACAGACACCAATACACGACTATCAAGTGGCAGGGATCATGGTCCTTGTTAAACTTGCAAGGACTAATCAATCAGCGCAGCACATCGACAACTGGGTCGATCTATGCAGCTATGGCGCACTCGCTGGACAACTAGCAACCGAGGAGAATGAGCTTTATGTTTAACCTAGCCGATTACGAGCCTGTGGAGGTACGACTTGAAAAGTTTATTAAGGACTATCCAGCGTTTCGGATATCAACTGAGTTGGAAGTTGTCGAGGCAACTCGATACATTGTTAAAGCTTATCTGTACAAAGATTCAGCAGATTCTGTCGCGTGGGCAACAGGGTACGCTGAGGAGACAGTTACTAGCCGAGGTGTTAATCAGACTAGTGCATTGGAGAATTGCGAGACTTCGGCAATCGGCAGAGCACTTGCAAATGCAGGTTATGCGCCTAAAGGAAAAAGACCAAGCCGAGAGGAAATGACCAAGGTCGTAACTCAACGCGCTATTAAACCAGCAGTTCAGGATCTAGAAGCTGCGATCCGTAAAGCAGATGCAGAGCCAGCAGAGCAGGATTATTGGACTACGCCTGTGAACGAGTACAACAAGGTAGTCGATGCACCTGTGACAATTAACAAAGCAATGGATCTAGTTCAAGACATTCTAGGCACTGGCGAAGCTGTAGAAGCACCATCATGCGAGCATGGTCACATGCAATGGCGTGAGGGTGAAAAGAATGGCAAGGCGTGGGGTGGCTACTTTTGCAACACAGCAATCTCGTCAGCTCATCGATGTCCTACCAAGTGGTACAACCTTGGATCAGATGGAAAGTTTCAACCACAGAAGGCGAGAGTTTAATGGGAAACATTGGAATTAAGATCAATGGTGAATGGGTTGATCTCATGTCAGCCTTTGTGCCATGTCAGCTGTGTAATGAGCCAGTTGCAATACGAGATCTAGAGGACATTTCATCTGATTCAGTCAATGGCGTTGTCACATGGCAATGCTCTAAGTGTAAAGCTGTGAATGGCTAATCAAGCAAGGAAACACAGAGGTTTCCGCACAGAGCGTGTTGTTGCACAGTACCTATCGACTGTATGGCAAGGCGCATGTGTGGGAAGGGGTAGTGGCAAAGATATTGTCAATGTACCATTCGATGTTGAAGTCAAAGCCCGCGCTGGATTTCAACCTCTTGCATACATAAAACAATTAAAAGCTCGGACAGCCATTTCGGGGGAATTGGGCTTCGGAGTGATTAGACTCAACGGACAAGGTGAAGATGCGCGAGAGTATGCCGCCATCATCCGTCTAGAGGATCTCTTGCCACTACTCATATTAAAATACGGTCACATCGATAACCAGCCCACAGAAGCAGACATAGACCGATGCTCTGGATGTGGGTCATACATGATCAGGAGATGCTTAACATGCCAGCCTACGACTACCGATGTGCAACCTGCAATCTTAGTCAAGAAGTTACACACGGATGGGACGATAGACCAGTAGTTCCATGTAGCTACTGCAATGCTCCAATGGTCAAAGGATTTAGTGCTACAGCTATTCACTTTAAGGGTAAGGGCTTCTATAAAACGGATAAATAGTTATCCACAGAAGTTATCCACAGGAGGTAACGACATGCCGACACACCGTAAATTCACGCTGTTAGTAGACAAGTACGATACGCTAACACAGCAGAGCCTCTCAAAGGCTCACCGCGAGCCCCTTAGGGGCGTAGCTCGCGGGGTGCTAGTAGCTATTGGGATAGCTCTATGCATCATGCCTGATGCAGGTGGATCTAAACCAATGCAATATGTAACATATAAAGAATATGCATTACATCTATTACATTATGATTACATTCAATATAGATGCTTATCTAAGTTGTATGGTAAAGAATCAGCATGGAATCCTAAAGCTCGTAATGGCTCACACTATGGAATACCACAAGGTAGAAGTGAGTGGCTAAGAGATCAGGATGGTTATACTCAGGTACGATGGGGCTTGTCATATATCGAACACAGATACATAACACCATGCAATGCATACGATCATTGGAAGGCTAAGAATTGGCATTAGATAAGCTCAACTCTCGTAGGTATAGAGAGCAGCGTGAACGTGTGTTTAAGCGTGATGGTAGGCAGTGCATGATCTGTGGTACAGATGAGGGTGAGATGCATATCGATCACATTATTCCTCGTAAGGTAGGTGGTACACATGACCTTGATAACCTACGCGTGCTATCTC